ATGAGCAAAACAATAGTTAAAGAAAAAACAGTTCACTATAAGAAAGTGGATTTTTTAAAAGGTGCCAATTTAGGTCACTTGCTAAAGACGCAGCTACTTGATAAAGATTCTTTTTATTATAAGGCTAGGAATCGGCAACAATATGTTTCTGCAACTAAAGATGATTTTATTTTAATAAATCACGCTAGTTCACACCAAAGTATGTTTTTCGGTGAGCTAATTATTGTTGAGTCTGGAAAAGCTCAGGCCGTATTGAAGATTGATAGTGATGAAGCCACAGAATTTCCAATTAAAACCTACTTAACTGAAGATCTGCCAGATGACGAGGAAGAGTCATCAGAGGTTGCTCGTAAAGAATTTATTGATAGCGTTTTATATTTTGGTGTCATTGATAATCATGTGGCTATAATTCAGTCTCGGTCATTAACTGCCAGAACACTAGAATCATATTTGGGTTGGCTTTTGGGAGAAGCAGCCAAAGCTCTCCCAGAGAACAGCGCCTTAATTTTAAAGGATGCTCCAAACCCAGCAATCAAACAAAAGCTTGAATCTACTCCAGCAAAAACAATCTCAATCTCATCTGGGATTGGTTCAACCGAACTTCAACCCATTCATTCAATTGAATCAAATATTCCAGCCAAAATTGACTACAAAATAGAAGATAATGTTGTAGATGTTTTGAAAACGGCGTTTGGTGTAAATTTAGAAGAATTAAAGCTTGAGGATGGGTTGGATGATGCTAATCTTAAGCTGAAATTAACTCTAACTTATAACCGACGCACATCAAAAAGCGGACAAAAAGTTATTGATACAGTAGCTTCATCTATGAGACATAATGATGACTATGTTATTACTCTAGAAGATGGAACAAAGGTTACTGCTGATAATTTAAAAATGAGTGGAAAGATTTCCGTTGAAACGATTAATAATAAAGTTTATAACGATGGGCTTAAAGTTCAGTTGTATAATTGGATGACCACCAATATTAATTTTGGCGATTAAATATGGCTAAACGCTACTTACCGTTCTATAACAACGCTAGATTTATTGCGCTAGTGTTAGTAGCCTTTTTTGTCATTTTTTCAATATCTTTCAGATATTTGGATTTAAATATCAGTATTAGCTTAACCCAATTTTCGTTTGTTTTGCTTTTGCCCTTAAGTCAAATTTATTTAGCCTATAAGGGCATGCTAGATGCACTCAAACTTGATGGATTAAGTCAGTCTGAGAGAGACAGATTAACTTCAACAGTAGATATACGAAGTAAGTCGTCCTTATATGTAGCTATTCTTTTTATTGTTATTGTTTTTAGTATATTTGTCCTAAATTCAATAAGTTTACTTACTGAAAAGCATTTGTTGGCTTTAATCCTATCAATCGGGCTTTCTTCAATTGTTAGCTTTTTTTTGGCTTGGAGTGATTTAAGAGAAATCTCAATGTTGGAAAAAACTCTTAAAGCACGTAAAGAATCAAGGGAAGCTAAGGCAAAGGTACTAAACAATAAATAAATTTTAACGATTTATTATCATCCAACCCACCCAGTGTGGGTTTTATTTTGTCTATTAAAGCATGAATTCAGAATATTGAACATTTTTAATTAATTTATTGAACAAAGTATTGACATTAATGTTCAATTAGTTGAACATAACTCTACCGAATATTAAAAAGCCCTGAACAATCTTGGCGGATGCAGGGCTACTCAAAGAGTGAGATAAGTATGAACATAAAAGCCAACATAGTCAAATCCATGGGATTCGTAGGAGTAGTTAGTGCTCTAACTGCTGCTTATGCATTTACCCCAGCTAACAAAGAACCTGTAACGGTTGCAGCTCCTTTCAAAGTTGAATCAATCGACCCTGAAAATGAACAAGCAGTACTTCAAACTGCAAATGAAAAGTTCACTTTAGAAGTTGATTTTGATGCTCAGTACTCAATTGATGGCAACGGCTATCAAGCTTGGCGTGAAGTTGAAATTAACGAGATTAAAGACATTCGCGTTTATGACGAAGATGGCGAGGTATTAGCTTACGTTGATCGTTTGGATGTAGTTGAGATTAAAGATCTTATCGAATCAGGAATTAGAGAGCGCATTTAAGCGCTCCATGGTGAATGTCATGAATGCACATCCTGAAATTATCGAAGTATCAAGACTTCAAGCTCTTATTAAAGATTCTGTAAATGCCCTGCTCCCACTTTCTAGTGAGAAAGATACAGTCATCACTGATGGCGGCAATTGGATTCATCTTCGCTATGTAGGTCGCGGTACTGAGCAGATCCAATTAGAGCTAGGTGATCAGTTTTCTATTAAGACAAAAATCGCCTACCTAAGTGAGACATTAAAACGGTTAGCAGAAATTAGAAATGAGTTGAGAGGTGGGTGATGGAAGTTAAAAGCGTACATGCGCACCACATCCCTGCAAATAATGGTGTAGATCCAATTGACGTATTTATTGTGTGGTATGGCGAACAAGCATTTCAAGTAACTATCCGTTGTTGGGATTGTGCTTGGACTGCTTACCGTGGCAGTTGTGGTTTTAAGACTATTGAAGAGTACTTCTTAAAGCAATGGTACGAATGCGAATGTCATGAACATGTTGTTCAACTTTTTACTACCACATCAAGACATACAACCCAAAGAGAAGAAAAGTGGTTGTTTAAAGTTGTCAGAAGCATGTGCCAGCACTTCAAAAAGTTAGCAGATAAGAATTAGGAGAAGATTATGAATGCGCCAGTAAATACACAAGTTAATGAATTACAAGTATTAGAACAAAACGTAATTGTAGCGGCTTTCGCTAAACGTGGTGGTACAGATGAATTGTATGAACGTATTGCTCAAGAAGTTCGTTCTCATGTGCCAGATGTAAGCACTAAGAAAGGCCGTGATGCGATTGGTTCGCTTGCTTTGAAAATCAGTAAGTCAAAAACTCTTATTGAGAAATGTGGAAAAGAATTAGTAGCTGAACAAAAAGCTCAAATCAAAGTGATTGATGATGATCGAATCTCAATTGTTAAGAAGTTTGATTTATTACGTGATGAGGTTTTAGCGCCTCGTGATGCTTGGGAGCAAGCTGAGAAAGACCGTGTAGCGAAGCATAGCCAGTTTATTTCAAATATCAAAGTTATGTATGGTCTTTGTTTTGATCTTCCATCACTGGAAATCAAAAAAGCTATCGACTCCCTAGAGAGTTTAGTTGTTGACTCATCTCTTGATGAATATGAGCAGGAAGCAAAACTTGCAAAATTTGAAACTATTGAAGCACTTCGTACAGCTCTTGTTGCTCGTGAAAAACATGAAGCCGAGCAGGCTGAATTAGAGCGTCTTCGCCAAGCTGAAATACTTCGCCAGCAACAAGAACGTGAGGCTCAGATTGCCCGTGAAGCTGCCGAAAAAGCGACCCGTGAGGCGGAAGAAAAAGCACGTTTTGAAGCTGAACGTGTACAACGTGAAAAGGCTGAGGCAGAACAACGCGAAGCTCGATTAAAGGCTGAAAAAGAAGCTGCTGAATTGCGTGCTCAACATGCTGCCGAAGCAGAACGTAAACGTATTGAGGCTGAACAAGCTGTGAAGCTAGAGGCCGAACGCCAAGCAGAAGAAGCGCGCCAAGCTAACCAAGCACATCGTAAAAAAATCTGTAATGAAGCACTTAAAGGCTTATTGGCTTTGGGTATTGATGAAGCAAAAGGAAAAGAGATTTTGCAAGCCATCAATAAAGGCTTAGTTCCACATGTATCTATTAATTTTTGAGGATTAAAAGATGAGTAATATTGTTTTGTCACAAGTTAGCAAGATTGCATCAGCTTTTAATATGCAAGATGTTGATCCTGCTGAGTTAGCAAATACTCTTGTTAATACAGTATTTAAGAAAGCAACAAATGATGAATTTCTTTCTCTATTAATTGTTGCAAACCAGTACAAGCTAAATCCTTTTACAAAAGAAATTTATGCATTCCCTGCCAAAGGTGGCGGCATCACACCAGTTGTTGGTATTGATGGATGGGCACGCATTATTAATGACAATCCTGTATGTGATGGTATCCAGTTTGAACAAGATGATGAGTCATGCACATGCAAGATTTTCCGTAAAGACCGCAACCACCCTACTGTTGTGACTGAGTATTTATCCGAGTGTCAGGGTAATTCAGAACCTTGGAAAAAATACCCAAAACGGATGCTACGTCATAAGGCTTTAATTCAATGTGCCCGTGTTGCCTTCGGCTTCTCAGGTATTTATGACGAAGACGAAGCTCGTCGTATTGATGATTGTCATATCCCTACCGTTCAGACTGTTAGTTCAGATGTCCCTCAAGGTTATGAAGCCTATGAGCAGCAGCATTTAGATAACATGCGCGCTTTGGCAATGGAAGGCACAGAAGCCTTGCAAACTGGCTACGCTGAATTGCCTCAGGGCGACTGCAAAAAATACTTCTGGACTAAGCATAGCGCTTCATTAAAAGAAGCAGCACAAAATGCTGATCAACCACAAGGGCAAGTGTATGAACATTCTCCAGCGTAGTGAAGATTGGCATTCGGAACGCTGTGGCAAAGTCACAGCAAGCCGTGTAAAGGATTTAAATGCAAAGCCTAATAAAGGCAAAGCTTTAAATGCATTGGGTTTAACTATTCTAGCTGAGCGCCTCACTGGCGTTCAGAAGGAAATCTTCACAAACCAAGCTATGCAATGGGGTATTGATAACGAGCCTCATGCAATTGCGGCCTATGAAAATGAGACGGGTAACTTTGTAGTTGGTACAGGTTTAATTGACCACCCTTACATTGAAATGTTCGGGGCTTCACCAGATGGACTTGTAGGTGACAAAGGGCAAATAGAAGTTAAGTGTCCAGACACTACAACGCATTTGAATACCCTTCTGACTAAGCAAGTTCCAGATGAGCATATACCTCAAATCACTAGTCAGTTGGCTTGTACTCGTCGTGAATGGTGTGACTTTGTGAGTTATGACCCACGTCTACCAGAAGGATTACAAATCATTATTATTCGCGTCTTTGCTAATGACTTGGCTATCGAAGCATTGGAGCAAGATGTTCGCAAATTCAACCAAGCTATAGATGACGCAATTAAAACATTGAAGGTGGCAGCATGACAGATCAAGAATACAGAGGGAACATGAACTACCCTTTTCAAGATCACATCGTCTTGAATGTTGAAGAAAACGTAGTGCCCTTCCCAAGAACAAATCTGCATAAGTGCCAACATGCTCAAGTTGAAATTGACACTAAAGCTTTGGAACTTACATGCATGAAGTGTGGAGCAAAAGTAAACCCTGTGATGTGGATCAAAGACACTATGAAGTATTGGTCCCGACAGCAAGCAAGGATTACAGAGCAGAAAAAGCAGATTAGTGAAGACCTTGATGAGCTTAAGAAAAGAGCAAGAACCAAGTGTCAGCACTGCAACAAGATGACTGCTATTAACTTAAAGAATTTCAAATTTACATTAATTGGGTGATGACATGACAGATTTGAATAAGGAAAGAGAGGCTTTTGAGAAGCTTTCGGAAATTGCAGAAATACTGAATGAGGAAAAATCTCATTTTAATGGTGATTTTTACGACTTACCATTCAACTCATGTGCAGAATCATTTATCAATGGAGCTTGGTATGCATGGCAAGAAAAAGCCAAAGCTCAGGCGGTGCCAGTATGGATTTCAGCAGACTTTATGAAGCCCGATGAAGGTAATTTGGTTTTAGGTATTTCCACAACAAAGCTAGCAAAATTTAATGTTTATCAAGTTGTAGCTTTAGATGAGTTTGATGAATGTGCGATTAATTATTGGATGCCGTTGCCTACGGCACCAAGCGAATCGGGAGCTGAACAATGAGCATAACTCTTAATGGTCACCAATTAAAAAGCCTTCTCGAATTTGTAAATCCAGATGGTGAAAATGATTTAGATCAACTTGAAACTGAACTAACTATTAAATTTTTTGAAGATGGGCACAGTGGCAAAGGCTATTACTTTTGGATGACCGAATATCCAGAGGAAGGCAGCATGTTGTTGGATGTTGAATCGGGAGCTGAGGGATGAGTGAAGTAAACCAACGTTTCGAGCAAGTCTTCAAAGTTTCTATGGATGAAATGAACAAAGTAAATATCGATGTTTATGGCATTGCAATGGCAACTATTATGAAGCCTGCTTTAGTAACTATGAAGCCAATCTTTCAGCTTATTTATGAACAAGGTGTGAAAGATGGTAAAGCGGAAAGTAAGGAGGGGTGAAATGTTATTGACTACTGATGAAGTTGAACTAATCAAAACATGTGATGAAAGCCCTGAACAATATATTGCAGTTTTTCAAGGTCAACAGATTGGATATCTCCGCTTAAGACATGGTGAATTTAGAGTTGATTATCCTGATTGTGGTGATGAGACAATTTACTATTCACAAGAAATGCTTGGTGATGGGAAGTTTGAAGATAGTGAACGTGAGCACTTCTTATTGAAAGCTAAAGAGGCAATCGTTAAGAAGTTTAATGAAATGGAGGGGTGAAATGACAGCAATTGCGAATATAGGTAGTAACTTTGTTGTAGCGTTACCACCTTCGGACATCTGGCTTAATGACTCCCAAGCTGCTGAGTTCTTGGGATATCGAGATGTACATTTTAAGGCAGCAGTTTGCTGCCTACCAACCTTCCCTAAACCGCGCTATGTTATTAAGTGCGGTCAAGGAAGACGCTGGAACTTGGCAGAGCTATCAAACTGGTTGAATGAACAATCGGATGATGAGCCAAAGAAAGGAAGACCACGTAAACGGGGCTAATCAAGCCTCGTTGCAATTTCGCTTGCAGTAGCATTGTAATAGACCATCAAGCTTCTTAAGTCTTTATGCCCAATCATACGGGCCAAGTCTAAAACTTCTAATTTTCTTGCAAGACGTGTACAAGCTTCATGGCGTGTGTCATGAAAGTGCAAGTCAGTGATTTGACATCTATCTCTTAATTTACGCCAAAGCGTATCAAAGCTTTGGGAATTACAAGTAAAGACCTGCTTTTTATCAAGACCTTTTAATAAAGTAAGCAACTCAACTGCACGCTTAGATAGTGGTACATTTCGTTTAGTACCATTCTTTGTTTCAGTTAAAACTAAATATCTATCTTTTAAATAAACACGATCCCAAGTCAACCCAACAATCTCACCAGCACGCATTGCTGTTTCAATTGCAAAGAGAAAGGCAATAATAATTTGCTGAGTTGAATTCACAGGAACATTGTTATCCCAATTTGCTGCAAGACATAATCTATCAATCTCATCCTGAGCAATTCGTCTATCCCGGTGCTTTGATGGTGGCGGCAAAGTTAAGTCAGCCATTGGAGACTCTTTTATCCACTTCCATTCTTTTCGAGCAACAGTAAATAAAGAAGCCAAGATATTAGCTTCACGACGAACTGTAGCGCCCTGCACTTCTTTTAACCGGGAGTCGCGCCATTGAACTAAATCATCTGTAGTGACTTTGGCTAATTGTTTTTGACATAACTTTTTATACTCACGTTTAAAGAAAGCCATTCGTTTGACTTCATTTTCATGAGTTTTCTTTTTTATGCTTACTTCATTTAAATAGCGTTCTATAGCTTCTAAAAATGAATGGTCAGGAAGTTTACCATGCGATTGTTCGCGTAATTGAGTCTCACGTTTTGAGGCCCAAGCTCTTGCTTGTGCTTTTGTATCAAAGGTTGCACTTTCGCGAATTCCGTTTACACTTATCTCGGCTCGCCATGTATCGTTGCGTTGTCTAAATGAAGCCAT